AGCAAAAAAGATATATCGTAAACAAGATATTATTAATATGGGAAGTAAGCCTGTAAATGCAGGTTGGGGTGCGAAAGGTGCTGCAACTTATTCAATTTGGTTTTGGAAAGGAGGTGGAAATTGCCATCATTTTTGGCTTAGACAAATTTACAAGACTTCACTAACTAATGCTAAGAGTAATATATCTTCTAGTCAATTGATAGGATATACTAAAGCTAAATCAGAAGGTTTTACTGCTCAAAAGAATGATAACAAAGTAGCCAAAGCACCAAAAAGAATGAAAAATAACGGATTTTTAAACCCTAGATAATATGCCATATATACTCCTAATAAGTGAAGATAAATTAAAGTCAAGTACGGCAATAAACATGAATGTAGACCCTGAGTTTTTACTCCCTTATGTAAGAATAGCACAGGAAAAGTATGTAGAAACTAAATTAGGTACTAATCTATTTGAAGCAATTCAACAAATGATTAAACTAGGAACTATAGGTAATGTTGGTAATGCTAACTACAAAACACTATTAGATGATTATGTAGCTGACATGATTATACACTATAGTTTTTACGAAGTTTTACCATTTTTAAGGTATAAGGTTCAAAACAACAATGTAGTTTCTAAAACTGCTGAAAACTCTAATCCTTTATCAAGAACAGAAGCACAAGATTTAAGGTCAGAAGTTAGTAATACTGCTCAATTTTATGCTGAAAGACTTGTAGATTACTTATGTAACAATAGTAGTCTTTTTCCAGAATACTCTACTAATTCTGGTGCAGATGTAACTCCAAATAGTAATGCTTATTATCAAGGAATTAATCTTGAAAGAAACTATGGTCAAGATAATAGAATTACAATAAGAGATTTTTTAGATACTACATATAATTAATGAAGAAAAGATATAAAATAAAAGAAGTAAATAAAACAAAATTAAAATCATATTTAACCAATGCCAATAAATCTAGTAACAAAGGAAGTGGGGGAAGTAATAGGGGTAAACGGAACAATACTTAGCATTACTACATTTAGCAATATAGAAATAGCTTTAAAGATTATCTTGTTAGTTGTGAGTATAGCATATACATTGGACAAATGGTATAATCAAAAAAAAAGAAACAAAAAAAAATAGTTTGAAACACTTTAAAACATCTGAGTTTGATAGTCCTGATTTAAAAGGTAGTGGAAAAAACATGAACAAAGTGTTAATGGGGTTTTTAGATATTGCAAGAGCAAGAGCAGGGATACCTTTTAAAATTACAAGTGGTTATAGAACAAAAGAACACAATTTAAAAGTTGGAGGTAGAGTAGGAAGCAGTCATTGTAAAGGATTAGCTGCTGACATTTATTTGCCTAGAAATTCAAGAGATAGGTATTTGATTATTAATGCTATTATAGAAATAGGAATTAATAGAATAGGAATTGACTTCAACAGAAATTTTATCCATGTTGATATTGATAGTGAGAAAGATGAAAATGTTTTATGGACATATAAATACTAATTAAAAAAAACAAAATGAATAATATTTTAAAAAATTTTATACTAGGAAAAATGATTAAATCAAAAAAATTCTGGTACACAGTTGTAGGTTGTTTAACTACTTTATTGAGTGATAGCTTTGGTTTAAATGCTCAAGAAGTAAATAATTTACTTATGAGTTTAGCTGCTTTAGTTCTTGGTCAGGGAATCGCAGATAGTGCTAAGAAGTAACAGATACAGATTAAGACCTAACGAGATAAAAGTCATTCAAAAACTGCGAGAGCAAAAGATAAATAATGTTTTAGTAATAGGAGATTTGCACGAACCTTTTTGTCTAGACTCTTATCTTGATTGGTGTGTAGAACAGTATAATACCTATAATTGTACAGAGGTAGTCTTTATAGGAGATGTAATAGACAATCACTATAGTAGCTATCACGAAACATCTGCTGATGGTTTAGGTGGCTTAGAAGAACTTGAAATAGCTATTAAACGTATATCAAGATGGTACAAGGCTTTTTTAAATAGTAAGATAACAGTAATTATTGGAAACCACGACAGACTTATTATGAGAAAGGCACAGACAAGTGCAATTCCATCAAAGTGGATAAAATCCTATAAAGAAGTATTAGAAGTTCCTGAATGGAATTTTGTTGAACGATATGTAAAAGATAATGTTCAATATATTCATGGGGAAGGTGGTACTGCATCTACCAAGTGTAGAGCCGATATGATGAATACAGTACAAGGACATTTACATACTCAATGTTATGTCCAGAATTTCGTAGGTAATAATTTTAGAGTTTTTGGAGTTCAAGTGGGTTGTGGTATAAATCATGAAAGTTATGCTATGGCTTATGCTAAGTATGGTAAAAAACCTGCTATTAGTTGTGCAGTAGTATTAAACAACGGAACAACTCCTATAAACCTTTTAATGCCCTTATAAGGCTTTATATTCTTTTTTAATAGCATTACCCTAGTCAAGACATAAAACGTCTTAAATCATTCCTATTCTTTTAACACAGTAATTGTTAATAACTTTGTAAGTATTTATGTTAATATAGTTGTTAATATGTAAAAGTATTGTATATTTGCAGTATAATAATTAAAACATAAAACAAGATGATACACCTACACCACTCAGCAAAACTATCAAGACAAGATTTAAGAAATATGAGAAAATACGACTTAATCAAAAAGCAAGAGTCTTTAGCATCTGAAATTAAGTCAGAAGAAAACGATATGGAATTTTTTCAAAACTCTTTAAATGACACTTCTAGGGAGCTTTCAGAAGAAAATATGTTAGCGTTACACAACCTTGTAAAAGACTCTAAAGAGAAAATAGAGCGTTTAAAAAATGAGTTAAAAGAATTAACTAAATAATATAATATGAAAACAAAAACTATGAAAACAACTTATTTAAAAACAGACCAAATAACTAAACTGCAATTAATGAATGAATTTGGTGAGAATTGTTCATGCTATTATATAGAGAAGGAAACAGAAAAAGCTATTTTAATTCATAAACAAGCAAGTACATGGGGAGATAATCCTATCACTAAATTATGGATTCCTAAATCAGTAGTAATAATAGATAGTGTTAGAATTGAGGATGGTAATCCATATATATGGTGTAAAGTTGCTGATTGGTTTAGAAAAATAAATCATATATAATATTTAGATAAAATTAAAAAAAATTATGAATAAATTAATAAACATATTAGTACCAATTGCTTGTTTTACCTTAGTAACAGTAATTGTTTTATTTATAGCTGTAATTCCAAGTTTAATTGATATAATTTTTGGAATATGAGAAAGAAAAAAAAGACTAAATCAATTGAACAATCATTTAAGGATAAATTTGAAATTGAATATGAGCATACTGTAAAAACTTTTAAATCAATTAATAGACATGATTTACCTATATACACTAAAAAATATGATGGTGAATGGTTGTATAGATTAAGAATACATAAAGGTTTTTTAAAAGCAGATAGAATAATTATTACTCCTTATTTTGAATTAACAGAATCAAAAATTGCTCATGTTTTAGGCATTGATAATGAACAATCAAATCAAGAAGAATGGAGGTTGGCTATGCATAATTTAATTACATATTACAAAGAAGATGAATAAAAAAGAATTAACAAAAATTTATAAAGCCTATTCATTAACTGAAAAAGATGTTTTTTCAGATCCTAGAGGTTTTACAACAATAACAAGAAGTGGGATTGAACGAATACAATTACAATCTAATATTCAAGTTAGATATGAAATTATTACTTGCAGTTTAGAAAATGTTGTAATGAAAGCAATAAGTTATATTCAACAAGATGGTGAATGGATTCATCAAATTGAAACATTTGGATCAGCATCTATAAAGAATTGTAGACAGCATTTTTTAGTAGAAACTGCTGAAAAAAGATGTTTGTCTAGAGCAATAATTAAAACTCTTGGATTCACTAATACATATGGTGATGATGAAATGAAACATCAGCCTCATGGTAAATAAAAATATAATTGTTGATCAAGCTTTAAAGGAATGTGTTAAGATTTATAATACAACAGAGTTAAAAGTATTAGAAAATAATTGTAGAAAAAGTAATACTATAAAAGCCAAAAGAATGTTTATTTATTATTTATATAGAGATTTAAATATTAATTATCCTTCTATAAATAAATATTTTATAAAATTAAATCATGCAACATCAATACATCATGTCAAAAAATTTGATTATGAATTAAAAAATTTAAATGAAATAGAAAATGATTATAATAAATTTTTAGAGAAAATGAAAATATTTAATTTATCTGGTAAAAAATTAGAGGATAGTATTAAAAAATTACAAGGATTAATTAATGAAATTAATAAAATAAAATTATGATAAAAGGTTTTGAAGATTATACATATGAGTTAAATGATATTGAATTATTGATTGTGGATGACATTATAAAGGGTTTAGGAGCAAGAATAGGAAAAGATGATGCTATAACATCAACTGTTATTTGTAATAGGTTAAACATCAATTCTGGTAGATTAAGAAAAATGATAAATTATATTAGAATTACTAATCAATTGCCTGGATTATGTAGTTCAAAAAAAGGTTATTTTGTTGCAAAAACCATTAAAGAAATTGAAGATTATATGATTTCATTAAAGCAAAGAATTAAAAGCCAAGTGGATGTATTAAATGCAATAGAAAATCAATCAGTTTTGTGGGGTGGATCTGGTCAATTAAGTTTATTTGAATAATGATATATAATAAAAATTTTAAAGAAATAATTAAGGATTTAGATAAAAATAAAACTTTAATAATTACCGATCCTCCATATAATGTAGGTTGGAAATATGATTCTTATAAAGATAATTTAAGTAAAAATGAATATTTAGATTTATTTAAAAATTTTAAAGGTTTTAAATTAGTAATAATTCATTATA